CTCAAGCATCTGCCTTGAGCCTGGGACGGAACTTTGCATCCTGCAACAAAACCCCCTCTTCCGCGCTTTTCCCCTGTGATATCGACCCCTAACGGGATCATGATGACTATGGTATCGGGATCTGCGCAAAACCTTGTTACGCCTACGCTGCATCGTCGTGCAGCACCTTCCTTTCTACCAGCGAGTTGCCTTGCTGTGTGGAAAGCAGTTCGCGGACTTGACAGTCATGTTCATGAAGCCGCTTCTTTGTGCGCCCACACCGGGTACGAATTGCCAAAGAAGGCGCTTAAGTCAGGGATCACTACAGTGGAGATGATCCTCTCTGACAAGCAGGTGAACTTATTCTTTCCTGATCCTACTTATCGTATTCGGCAGCTCGGTAAAGCTCAGCTATACGATCGTGCAAGGCCACTCTTGGCGTATCTCGCAGCATTCATCATCGCGTTCCTTTACTTCCGGTGCAATTATGTTCCTGCCGTCACTTGGTGGGACTATGTACTGGTCGCGTTGCCAGTCCTTTGGCAATGGGTTCAAATGGTGTTCCGCGCGCTGAGTGCGTTCGTCCTCGTCATCGCTACCGTATGTTTCTTCATGTGGTGGGGATTTATGAAGACCATGATGCCTATGCTCGTTAACCTCGAGATCGCAGCCCCTCAATTCGTCGGTGGCACGGTGTCCGTTTTCGAGGTGGTCCAGGCTTTCGCTGGATCATGGATCAGTAATACCCAGTCTCTTGTTTGCGCTCAGTATCGTCATGGTTGGCTATGCCCAGCGATGCCGCCATCGATGCTTGAGCGTATTGTTGACTGGATCGTTTGTGTGTGCTGTGATGGCGCACCCTTGTTCGGATACAAGGTGTTTTGGCAAGCGCTTTGCCTTTTCTACCTATCCGGAGTTTGTATTGAGTGGACTACCCGTCGCCGGACCGTCTGGAAAGTTCAGTTGAAAATCGAATCCCAGGCTTTTTCAATTGCGCGAGGCCAGAAGACGCGTGCCACTCAAGAAACTATTTCCGACAAGGTTGCAGCTACCCCAGTGATTTCACCAGTCGAAAGCTACGTGAAAAGCACACATCCGAACATGCCTGTCGGGCTTCGCGAGAAATACATCGCTATCTGCGTAATGATCACATCTGGTTGGGCCGATCACCGGGTGCGTGTCGTGGATACCACAGAGAGTGAACCGGATACTGAACCCGTGCAAGGCTTTGAGCGTGAAAGCCTAGGCATTGAGGGTGAAGGAAAACGGTTGCTCAAGACACGTAATAATACCGCGTCACACAACACGTGGCGTGATAGTGTTCGTGTCACGGTAAAGTCATGGTTTGCACTGCACGACGATGTGCAGAAAGGACTGGACCGGACTTTGCCGGGGGCTGATGAAGTAAAAGAACGTTACAGTGGAGTTGTAACTGGACCAGAGCTTTTCGACATTTCGGAAGGATTCGAAGGCAATGTCGACGACGAGATCGCCGGCGTGTCGCGGCACTTGCGAAAGTTGAAGTCTGCTCGCACAGGTGATTACTTGGAACCACCAACACCTGAAGCAGAAGAGAGACTCAACAGATCAACCGCAATAATATGCAACATTGTCGCTGGCGTGGCCAGTTTGCATATGTATTCGCTGTTGGAATGGGCGTTACCCAAGAAGTGGGGGCCCACGCGAGATGTCATGTACCAGCGTGTCGGAGAAGTTGGTTGGACAGTTATACATTACACTTTGACCGGATTTTGCAAGCTATGTGAACTTGCATTGCCACTGAGCAAACTCCCACGTCTGGTGGGCTCAATGGGAATGCTTGCTTGCGCTAAAGACGCAGCACTGATCAGTTGTGTCGAGTTGTTGTTTAAAAAATATTTTCCGCATCTTGTAGTCAAAGGGAAGACGCAGGACGGAGTGAGTATGCGTTTTGCCGCATTCGCGCGCCGTGCTAAACGATTCCGACGCAAGATTGTGTCGATCGATATGAGCGCCATGGACTCTTCGTGGACTGAGTCTGATCGTATGCGTGTTCGCAGGGTTTTGCGAGCAGTGATCGAAACTTTACAAGGATTGCTAGACGCAGAAATGCAGGACGATTACGTTACGTATTGTTCTGCGAAGAAGAAAGTTCTCGTCTGGTTTCTAAAGTACATCATTGTTCAGCTCAAAGCACAGGACGCCATATTGTTTTCAGGCGAACGCGGCACTTCAATTGGCAATCGCATTTTGATGTTGATTGTGTGGGGAGCCGAACTCATCCGCG